GTACCGCAAGTATAATGATCGCACACATAACTCTAGTACCTACCATAAAAAGGACGGTACTCAAGTTCGTGCGATTCTTAAAGAAGAACTTCGTAAAATCGTCAACACTACCGTGACATGCCGTAAGGCAGAGTGTGCAACACAAACAGCACCTGGGAACCTTTTGCTCATAGGTGCGGGTTGTGGCAAAGATTAATGTTAGGATAGAACAGAATCCCGGCTATGGGATGTTGAATATGCCCTGGTGGTGAAATTGGTAAACACAGCGGTCTAAGAAGCCGTAAGCTGCGAGTTCGAGTCTCGCCTAGGGCACCAAACAAATTTACGCCCCGCTGGACAAATCTGGCAAAGTCGCTTCTCTCAAAAGGAAGAGTTCTCTCGGTTCGACTCCGAGGCGGGGTACCAATTATGGAAAGTAATGCAGCGGGGATGGTCCTGCGACTGGCCTTGAAAACCAGGTTCTCTTAACAGGGATGGGGTTCGACTCCTCTGCTTTCCGCCAAATTTCAAGCTAGACGATAAGATTGAGTCCCAAATAATCTAGCACAGTCGGGGTTGGCTGTGTGACACCGCACACGATTATAAGGTAGTCTAAACTCTTTTATGCGAGACAATCTAGTGAGGCTGTGTAACGACAGATAGCTAGCCGCTTGAAAACCTATAATGCCATAGTAGCTCCAATTGGTAGAGCAGCGGACTGAAAATTCGTGTGTTGCTGGTTCAAATCCAGCCTATGGCACCAAATATCTAGTCACTTAATTTAACCAATAAATAGTCTTTTACAAGAAAGATTATATGTTAATAGCTGGAAATAAAAATTACGGACTAGCACACTCGCTAGCAAAATTTTACCCTGATGCAATTTATGCTAGTAGAATAACTGGATTTGATTTAGTTAAAAATGAAGATCAAAGTAGATTCGCAGATTTATGTATTTCACACGATAAAATAATCATTTGTTCTGCCCTTCATAATTTTAATCAAACAGTATTACTAGATAAGGTCTATAAGGCTTGCATTGAGCATAAGCATAACCCTTATATTATTTGTATTGGTAGCACAACCGATCGTGTTAAAAATGGTAAAGCATGGTTGTACAATGCAGAAAAGAAAGCACTAAGAGATTACTGCAATACACTAGCATTAGGTGGAGTATGGGATATTAAGCCTAAAATCACTTACATTAGTGTTGGTACAATGAGTAATAAACAAACAAAGCATCCAGACAGAAAATGTTTGGATATTGATGTAGCAGCAAGTTATATCAAATGGTTGATAGAACAACCTAAACATATTGCTATCAATGAAATAAGCATCGATCCAATGCAAGATAATCAATGGTATATAAATGATTAATTGCTTTGCATCAAAAAATTCTTTTTGGATAGATCCGCAAGGACATATTAGACCTTGTGCTAGATATAAGAAAAAAATGGAACATGTGACTGAGTTTGTTTCCTTTAGTGATATTACCAATAGTAAAAAGTATATTGAAATAAGAGAAGAATTGTCAAATGATAAATTTCCCTTAGGATGTGTACGATGTGAAGATGATGAAAAGAAAAATTTAAGAAGTAAAAGACAATTTTATGATAGAGCCGGATTACAGGAACCACATGATTTTATGATTGATATCAGTATGGGTAACTTCTGTAATTTAAAATGCAGAATGTGTGGTCCAAGTAATTCTTCATTATGGAATAGTGATTATAGGTTTTTAAATAAAATAGGATTAGTTAATCAGGCAAACGGTCTTTATGCTGATACAGGATTCGATGGATATCAACTTTCAGATGATGATATTGACAAATTAATACTACATATTAAAAATGTTAAGGGTAAAATTTACCTAGAGTTAAAAGGTGGTGAACCATTAATAATGCCACAGACAAAGACTTTAGTAAATAGGTTAATAGAATTGCCAAATGCTGAAAAAATTACATTATTAATTGTAACCAATGGCACTGTAGTTCCAGAATGGGTAGATAGTGTACAGCATAAAATTTCTAAATTACAATTGATTGTAAGTGTAGATGGTATAGGGGAAGTGTATAATTACATAAGAGGAACAAACAAATTTACATTCAATGAATGTTTCAAAAACATAGAAAAATTTCATGCTTTTAAAAACATTGATTTGAAATTTAATGTAGTAGTGCAAAATCTAAACATCCATCAGATGATTGAAATTCATCAATTGTTAACTGCATTTCCAAAAACTACTATTAATTATATTACATTGTCTATGCCAAGTTACTTGGCAGTAAACGTAATGCCAAGTACAGCTAGAGATAAAATATATGAGAATTTTTTAAAAAACAGTTCAGTGTTTAAAAATTATGAAACTCAAATGCAACATATATATAAATTACTTCTCATTGAACCGTTACCAGAAACATTAGAATATTTTAAAAAAATAACAGTTGCATTGGATAAGAAACGCAAACAAGATGCAAGCGCCGTATTACCGCATCTATTTAATAGATAAATATATTAATGAATTCAAACACATATTGTGAATTTCCATGGTATACCTATAGTATAGATGTTGGATTTGGTTGGTGGCGCAGTTGCCCTAGGGCTGACTATAAAAAATTAAATGATTTAAACTTTTTCAATCATGCAGAATTAATAGATCAGCGAAAATCATTGAGAAATAATATACAACACCCTACGTGTATTCGGTGCTGGGATGCAGAAAATTCAAATGCAATCAGTTACCGTCAAGCTATGGGGCGTGACAAAATGCACAAGTCAATAGACCAAGACTTTTTAAAAGTTCCAGAAATGCTTGAGATTAAATTTAGTAATCTCTGCAATTTAAAATGTATAATGTGCAGTAGTAATTGTAGTAGCCTTTGGGAACAAGATGTTCCTATTGGTGAAGAACATTTTGGTAAATATCGAGGTGATGAAGTATCTAAAAAAATATTAGAATTTGCAGATACTCATTATAAAGACATCAAAGAATTTGGTTTGTTTGGTGGCGAACCAGTGATAACAAAAGAATTTGATCAACTTTTTGACTTAATCTTAAGTAAACCGTTAAGTGATGGAATCAAGATTATAAGTTTTAGTACGAATATGTACTTTAGTGAATATTTTAGAACTAAATTTGAAGATAAGATTCAAGCATTATTAGACCGTGGTCACGAATTCTTTTTACGATTTAGTATTGATGGCGTACATGAACAAGGTGAATATGTAAGAACAGGACTTAAATGGAATGTTTTTGAAAAGAACCTTGACAGCTTTATGCAAAGATTTCAAGATCATCCTAATATGAAAAGACTAAGGTGTAATATTGCTTTAAATGTTACAAATATTGTATATCTTGATACTATTCTTAATTTCTTAGAAAACAAGAAATATAGAAATTATATACCACATTATAATTATGTTGGTAAACCAGATTATTTTTATATAAAATCTTATGGGTCTAGGTTACAAAAAGCAATAGAAATAATAAAAACACAAGATTACGGAGAATTTGCAAAATATAAAGATTATGTTATAAAATTAGCAAATAGCATGAGTCATTTGGAACCTGATTTGGAAATCATACAAAAAGGAAAAAGTTGGCTAGATGAGTATGATGCTAAAACAAATAAGAATTTTTTGACGTTGTTTCCAAAGAATAGTTTCATGTATGATTGATTGTGCATTAATAAGTATTCCTCCTCTACTGTTGGGTGGACCTCATATTGGTCCTGCTCTGTTAAAAGCATATGCTCAGACACAAGGATATACAGTTACCTGCTTTAATCCTAGTTTAGATTTTGCAGAAATAATGACAAAAGATGATCTAAATTCATGGCCCACTACTACCTTTGATGATGCATTTCAAAGTAGGTATGATATCGATACAATAGTAGATGGTTGGGTAGATCATTGGTTAAGTTTTAATCCCAAGCTAATAGGGCTTAGTACTCATGTATGGGCTAGTGAATTTTTCTTGGGAAAGATATGTAAAAGTTTAAGAAGAAAAACAAATTTGATTATTGTAATGGGTGGACCTGCTGCAATTGAATTAGGCGATAGTGCATTGAAAAATGGTTGGGTAGACTATCATGTTGTTGGAGACGGTGAAGAAGCATTTATAAATGCACTAGAAGGTAAATTTGATCATCCTAGCTTCAACTCAAATATTCCTCATGCAGTCTCTAATGCAATTTTTACAACTGCACCTAGTCCAGATTATAGTGACGTAGACTATGAAAAATATAGAAAGCTAGATCCTAAAAATAATCGTATATTTTTAATTGGATCACGTGGGTGTGTATTTGATTGTAGTTTTTGCAACGTACCAGCATTGATGAAGTACAGATATAAAGATGGCGCTAAGTTTGCACATGAGATTAAAGACGCACAAAAAAAGTATAAACCAAATTTTATAGAATTTGCAGATAGTTTGATAAATGGAAACTTAACTCAGTATAGAAATCTTATTAGGACTCTTGCTGAACTTAATAAATTAGAACCTGATAGTATATCTAAAATAGTAGCATTTTATCGTATCAGGCCAATGGCTCAGACTAGAGAAGAAGATTTCAAGTTAATGTCAGAAAGTGGATTTTACCGATTAAAAATAGGCGTAGAAAGTGGTAGTGAACAAGTACGCAACCACATAGGTAAAACTGAAACTGAAGAAGAAATATTCTACACATTTGAAATGTGTAGAAAATATAAATTAAAAGTGAATCTACTGATAATAGTAGGTTACCCTACTGAAACGATTAAAGATTTTGAACAAACGATGGACTTGTTAGAAAAATTAAGTAAACAAGGTTACCAAGACGTAATAGATAGAACAGTAGTAAATGAATTATATTTTTCAACCGATACTGGGCTATCTAAGCAAGTGGCTGAATTACAGATTCAAAATGCAGAGACTAATTCTAAATGGACTAGAGTATTGCCAAATGGTGAAGTATTAAATAGTGCTGAACGTGTTAGAAGATTACAACTAGTGATTGATTACATAAAACTTCATTTTAATCCAATATTGTCTGTGTTTAGTGACAAAAATAAATCTACAAAATAAATACTCGCTATAGTTCAACGGATAGAACGATTCTCTCCTAAAGAATAGATATAGGTTCGATTCCTATTGGTGAGACCAGTAGTTGACAATAATTCAATTATGTGCTATAGTTACATTGTGGGTCCTTAGTTCAATGGATAGAATACGATGCTTCGAACTTCGGGATGTGGGTTCGATTCCTGCAGGGCCCGCCAAGAGTAAATACATTAGTGACAACAACAGAAAAGGAGTTTAATATGACTGTTCTAGCACTAGATATCTCAGGAGTTCCAAGACAATGGATCTCGCACGATGACGCAATCACATACCACGCAAAAGATGCGGTAGCATGGAGCATGGGTGAAATTGTAGCTAAGTATCGTGGAGGTTTTCAAAACTCTGGTAACCAAAGTTATATCGAAACGACCAGTATTATCGCTGTGAAAGGTCATGGATTCAACCCATACAAACATGCCAATGTAGCATTGACTAATAGAACATTGTTTGGTCGGGACCGGCAAGTGTGTGCATACTGTGGTAAACATCACAGTAACTACCATCACTTGAGCAGGGACCACATTGTCCCTAAATTTTTGGGTGGTGAAAACACTTGGATGAACGTAGTTACCAGTTGTAAAGAATGTAACAGTAAGAAGGGTCACAAGACTTTGAAGGAAGCACGTATGGAACTTCTATACGCCCCATATGTCCCAAACCATTACGAAAACATGATTTTACAACATCGTAACATCCTTGCTGACCAAATGGATTACTTGTTAGCAGGTGTTCCAAAGCACAGTAGAATTTTACTAAACTAGGTTGACATAAAAATCAACCTAGTGTATAATTCATGTTAAATAAACATAGTAGCGAGTAACATCGCTACTATTAGTATTGCCCGATTGGCTCAGGGGTAGAGCAACCGCCTTGTAAGCGGTAGGTCGTCTGTTCGAATCAGACATTGGGCACCAATTTTATTCCCCAGTAGCACAGCGGTAGTTGCAGTTGACTGTTAATCAACGTGTCGGTGGTTCGATCCCATCCTGGGGAGCCAAATATCTTTGTTAAGCATTCTGCTTGACAATAAATCAATAATCCTCTATAATAGAGACTACTTAGAATTTAATCTGGCGTTAGTTCAACGGATAGAACAGTAGCCTTCTAAGCTATAGATAGAGGTTCGATTCCTCTACGCCGGACCAAATGATAAAATTGTTGTAAAAATACAACAAGAAAGTATTTGACATTAAATGGATGTGGTGTTATACTACATGCATAAGTTGAAAATCTGTTTAAAACACAGTATGACGTAGGTTGATGCTACTGTAAGGTAGACTGATACAGAGTAAAAGGCTAGTGGAAATCATACATTAAACTAGCTAAACAGATTGACAATAAATGGTGCTTATGATATAATCATAGCATGAGTTGAGAAATCAACAGGTTGTTTCAAAAAGCAAGACACGCTAGCGATAGCAAAAAGTCAAGCAAGAAACATTAAATGAGCAGGTCTCAGCCAAATGTTCTTTAAAATTTTATTTTCGTATAGACCCTGTTTAAGTTACAGGGATCTATATGTAAACATAGTAGGTTACTTACACCGTTAGGTAGTCTAAGAGAGGAGCAACAGGGGCACCTGACGCAATCTTAGATTACATGAAATAGGGTCAATGGTCTAGACCATGTGGACCCGGAGATACGACGGACAATGTAGGAAGTAATGACCGCAACAGCTTGTGAGAGATGCGCTTACAAGTAGACATAGAGTTGCAATGGTTCCTAATATGTTTTCATATAGGTATTTGCTCAGTTCGTCTAGAGGCCTAGGACAACGCCCTTTCACGGCGTGAACAGGGATTCGAATTCCCTACTGAGTACCAAGTTTGGAGACATGGCAGAGTGGTTGATTGCAACAGACTGTAAATCTGTCCTTAATTGCGCGGTGGTTCGAATCCATCTGTCTCCACCAAACACGTTCATGGGTGTTAACATGATATGCAGCCTGATAGCGAGACAGGCCCGATAGACGGAAAGTAGGATTACCCGTCAACATATTTTGCTTCGTTAGCATAGCTGGCCTAATGCGCTACCCTGTCACGGTAGAGATCAGGGGTTCAAATCCCCTACGAGGCGCCAAGTTTCTGCGCTAGATTGATATTGCTATTGAAGTTGATCGCTCAATGGTAGACAGGTTTAATTCCTGTTAGGTGCACCAAGTTTTGTAAGTGTAGATGTTGAGAAAGCATGGTGTCGAAAGCCATGTGAGAGGATGGTACGAGTCCAACAAAATTGCAACACTCAAGTATCAACTATTACTACGTACCTCTAACCTGTCGGCCGCTTTAAAGAAAATACAGGTAAAATGATGAGAAATGAGGGAGGTCTCATTACTTACAAATTAATTACTGCGGGGTTCGTATAGTGGTAATACCTTAGCCTTCCAAGCTAAAGCGAGGAGTTCGATTCTCCTACCCCGCTCCATAATGTTTGACATATATCTATCAATGATATATATAATAGTGAAATGAAATGCGACTGTGGTGGAATAGGTAGACACAACAGACTTAAAATCTGTCGCCGAAAGGTGTACCGGTTCGATTCCGGTCAGTCGTACCATAATATAGTGTATTCTTGTCAAAATGTTATAGGGATATAGCCTACCCTATATAGTAAAAGAAAGTGCTGCATATATAGATTACTTTGAATAATCTATGAACGAGGATGCACCACAAGGTACGGTGTAATGACACACACTGGGAGTATACTATATTATGGTAATAGCCTTCATAGCACAATTGGTTAGTGCAAACGACTCATAATCGTTAGGTTACTGGTTCGAGTCCAGTTGAAGGCACCAGATATTACGGAGAGTGGGCTGGATGGTAAGGCATCGGATTGCTAATCCGACGCTCAGAAATGGGCGAGTGGGTTCGACTCCCACACTCTCCGCCAAGAGTATGTAATTTTTAACAAGGAAAAATATGAAACCAAACAAGACTTTTAAAATGAGTAAGTCATTCAAACGATTGACTAGAACACTACCTTTCAGTAATGAGGATCAGCGTAGTGCATTCAAGCGAATGATGATTGAGGCACAATTGATGGGTGGAATACGCCCAGCTAGAGAAAAGTCAGAGAAATAATATGTAGGGATGGCGGAGCGGCCCAACGCAACAGTCTGCAAAACTGTAACACCGCGAGTTCAAATCTCGCTCCCTACTCCAAGTAAAGGTTGACAACAAACCTTAAATGTTGTATAGTAGATTTTTTAAACGAAAGAGGTAATGATATGAAACGTTCAATGAAACGATAGTGTCATTCTTAGAACCCATGTATTGGTCTAGGGATGGCACATTAAAGACAATTTAATACTGCTTATCCCTTCAAGATGTTACGGTAGCATAGCGGACTCTTAATCCGACAAGACTCAGTTCAATTCTGAGTGGAGGGACCAATATATGGGGTCATAATTCAAAGGCTAGAATAGTCGGCTTTTAACCGATCTATCCCGGTTCGAGTCCGGGTGGCCCTACCATATAAAAACACACTGGTCTACCGCCACCGAGAGGTAGTTAAAGACAATGACAAGCAACAGCCAGTGTGTTTCTATATGGTGACTAAATAAAGAATAATGGAAGATTGGTCGAGTGGTTTATGGCTCTGGTCTTGAAAACCAGCGAATCTTAAAAGGTTCCGTGAGTTCGAATCTCACATCTTCCTCCAAGTTAAGGATCGGTTCAGCAAATTTATTACATTTGACTTTTAATCAAAACCGTAAAAAACGATCCTGTTATATCTCCCTAATGTAATGGCAGCATACCGGTCTCCAAAACCGTTAGTCAAGGTTCGAGTCCTTGGGGGGATGCCAAAGAATAAATTATTTTTAATGCCATGATAAATACTAGTGCATAGGAGTAATAAACATGCCAATATTTGTAAGACATATAGAAACGACAGAATCATTTGAAACAGGTTTTTTTGAAGAACCTATAACTACATATGGTGCTTGTTATGATGGATATGATAATCATATTACTGAAAAAAAAATAGTATATTCAAACGACGGTCTACAAAAAACTAGACAAGCTGTTTGGAGTTCACAAGAAATATACGATCAATTTTTTGCACAACCTGCCGTGATTCGTTGGATGGCAGATAGGGCTGCACACAATACCCGTTACGGTATAACACTAGAAAAAATAGTAACCGAAGTAGCGTAATTTATAATTGCGTTAATAGTTACATTCAACAAAAATAATTAATTGCCCTGGTGGCGAAATAGGGAGACGCACCAGATTTAGGTTCTGGCGCCGAAAGGCGTGTCGGTTCGAGTCCGACCTAGGGCACCACAGAAACTCGCTTTTGTTGACGGCGTATAATAGGACAAATTGTCAACAGTCTACAGACCCATGCTTTGTTAGGTTGTGCATTGAACAATCTAACACCAATTTGGGGGATTGATGTAATGGTAGCCTGGGACCTTTGCAAGGTTTTCGCAACAGTTCGATTCTGTTATCCTCCACCAAGTTTAGGATGCTTCCAGCAAATAAAACAAACTTTTATTATCAAAAAGCAAAACAGCATCCTGTTAAATGCGTGATTAGTTCAGTGGAAGAACGCTACCCCGACACGGTAGAGGTCAAAAGTTCAAATCTTTTATCACGCACCAAGAACAACATAAATATACTGCGGGGTAGGGGAGTCTGGTCGTCCCCACTAGTCTCATAAGCTAGAGATCGTTGGTTCAAATCCATCCTCCGCATCCAATACTATGACAGATTACATATTAGCTTTTATAGCAATGTTCCTTACTGATGTTTTCTACACGTACTACCTAAAGGCAGTGCAAGATGAACAAGCATTAAGGGCAAGTAGCTGGGCAACAATCATATACATTGTTGCAGCCTTTGCAATCATAGAGTATAATACTAATCATCTGTTATTGATTCCAGCAGGCATAGGCGCATTTTGCGGCACACTTGTTGGAATGAAAATTAGAAAGAGATAATTCGGAGTGTGGCGCAGTCTGGTAGCGCACCTGGTTTGGGACCAGGGGGTCCAAGGTTCGAATCCTTGTACTCCGACCAAGTAAAGGAATGTGTTATGAGTAAAGGTGATAGACCAAGACCATATAGTGTTAGTCAAAAAGAATATCTAGATAAGTTTGATGCAATCTTTCGCAAGCCCTCAAGAAAAGATATTGAGGATGCCCAAATAGAGCAAGAAGCATTTGACAAGATAGAAGAAAAGATGTATACTGCAAAGATAGAAGGAGATAAAGAATGCAAGTTGTAAGAGCAAAACATATTTTAGTAGAATCATTGAACACCGCAGTAACATTAAAAGAAAAAATTGCGATGGGAGAAGATTTTAGTGCATTAGCAAAACTTCACAGCAAGTGTCCGAGTGGACAGAATGGTGGAGATTTGGGAGTGTTCAGTCGTGGACAGATGGTAAAGCCGTTTGAAGATGTTGCGTTTGGTAGTGATGTTGGTCAAGTAAGTGGCCCAGTACAAACACAATTCGGTTATCATTTGATTCAACGAACAGGATAAGAATTTTGCCTCGTTAACTCAGCGGTAGAGTAGCGCCTTTACACGGCGAATGTCGGCGGTTCAATCCCGTCACGAGGTACCAGGTTAGTAAGCGGGATTAGTTAAATGGTAGAACGGGACCTTGCCAAGGTTCGGACAGGAGTTCGATTCTCCTATCCCGCTCCAAAGATAAATTATGGCACATCAACAACAATTTGATTTTATTCAGAGTTTGAAAACAAAATACCCATCACACTTTACTAATGTAAAGGTGTTAGAGGTGGGGAGTCTCAATATCAATGGTTCGATACGACAGTTCTTTACTAACTGTGATTACTTGGGTATTGATGTTGGTCCAGGACTTGATGTTGATTTAGTCTGTGAGGGTCACAAATTATATAATCCAGATCAAACATATGATACAGTTGGCAGCTGTGAATGTTTTGAACACAATCCATATTGGGTAGAGACATTTATCAATATGCATAGGATGACTAAAACTAATGGGTTAGTGTTTATGTCTTGTGCTACAACAGGTAGAGCCGAACATGGTACTACACGCACTAGCCCGCAAGATAGTCCATTGACAGTTACAAAAGGTTGGGAATACTACAAAAACTTAACCGAACAAGATTTTAGAAAACATATTTTTTATATGGATATTGACAAAATGTTTAGTGAATATGAATTTATAGTGGGTGCGCCGCATCCCGATTTATATTTTTATGGCATCAAAAAGGAGATAGTATGACCGAGAGCAGAGCAAGATACACTAGCCAAGAGGCTGTAGAGATGATTGGTAATCGTTTTGAAATGGTCATTATCGCGGCCGCAAGGGTACGTGAACTCAAACGTGGTCATCGACCCAAGATTGACAATCCTAAAAAAGCAGGACCCACAGTCGTTGCATTGATGGAAATCGAAAAGGGCCTAGTCGGCCGAGAATATCTTAAACAAGTAAGATAAGTTACCCAAAACGTGTATACAATAACTGAATGTTGTTGTATAATACACGTATTGAAAGATTAAAGGATAGGTTCAGCAACACTATATTACTATAGGCTGATTTACTTTCTCTGTTATTAGCTGGAGCCTGAAAGGGCGTTGAAGGTTGGTAACAATGCGTAAGCAAGGATCGTATTTCTAGAGGAGTTTCGATAAGTCTCCTCAATAAAAACAAAAAGTAGACAACTATCCTGTTATTTTTTATTAGGATGCTTCCAGCAAATTTTAAACTTTTATCGAAAAAAAGCAAAAAGCATCCTGTTGCATACAATACACACAGAAAGGAGAAAACTATGCAATTCGCAGAAGCAATCAACAACCAAGAGGCTCGTACCAGTAACGGTATGAAGGCTCGTAAGTCAACAGCTAACGCCTGTGTTGACTTGTTCTATAACATCGGTGCAAGCCGTGGTAAGAACATCATCCCGCAATTCACAGCGGCTTATGTAGAAAATGCAGACCTAGCATTGCGTATTGTCCAATGGGCACGTGATGTTCGTGGTGGTGCAGGTGAACGTGAATTGTTCCGTCAAGTCATGTTGCACTTGGAAAAGACTAACCCAGCTGATGCTGTCCGTCTTATGTCTAAGGTGCCAGAACTTGGTCGTTTTGACGATTTGCTAGTTTTCCAAACCAGCGATATGAAGGCTAATGCCTACACTTTGCTTGGTGACTACTTGCGTCAAAGTAATGGTCTGGCTGCTAAGTGGACTCCACGTAAGGGCAAGATTGCGGCTGAGATTCGTGAATTCTATGGTATGACTCCAAAGCAATACCGTAAGACATTAGTTGGTATGACTACCGTTGTTGAAACACAAATGTGTTCTAATGACTGGGATAGCATCAACTACAGTCACGTTCCAAGTGTAGCGCATAGTCGTTACAAGAAGGCTTTCGGTCGGCATGGTACAACTTATGCTGAGTACATCAACAAGTTGGTTAAGGGTGAGGCAGGTGTGAAGATCAATGCTAACGCAATCTTCCCACACGATGTGTTGAAGGGCCGTATCACTGGATATGGTTCAGCATTAAACTGGTCTAAGACCGAGTTGGATGCAATCGAAGCACAATGGAATGCATTGCCTAACTATGTCGGTGACGCTAATGTGTTACCTCTAGTTGACGTTAGTGGCTCTATGACCTGCAAGGCAGGCACTAAGGGTGACACTACTTGCCTAGAAATCGCAGTTAGCTTGGGATTGTATTTTGCTGATAAGAACAAGGGTAAGTTCAAGGACTGTTTCTTGACTTTCAGCGACAAGCCTCAGTTGTTGAACCTCAAGGGGTCTATCAACAAGAAGATTGACCAAATGGTCAGTTCTGATTGGGGCATGAGTACAAACCTACATGGTGCGTTCACTCAAATCCTTGACACCGCTGTCAAGAACAAGGTCTCACAAGCAGAAATGCCAGAGACACTTATGATTTTCAGCGACATGCAATTTAACGCTTGCGTTAAGTATGATGACAGTGCAATGGAAATGATTGCTCGTAAGTATGCTGCTACAGGTTACGATTTGCCTAAGGTAGTTTTCTGGAACTTGAACAGCAGCGGAAACGCTCCAGTCAAGTTTGACAAGGGTGGTACCGCTCTTGTGTCAGGATTCTCACCAGCAATCGCTGCTAGCGTATTGGGTGCAGACCCAGACGCATTCAGCCCAGAGGCTATCATGCTTAAGGCTGTGATGAAGGATCGTTACGATTTGGTGTAATAGCCAATGATTCAAACAATGCCCGGTTCGTCCGGGCATTGCCATATCTTGACAAATAATGGTGAAGGTGATATACTATGTCTATGCGTAAATTAAGCGAAAACGGAAAAGTAGCAGTATTGTACAGCCCTGACTTTGGTGCAGGATGGTACTCATGTAATAAAGACTATCCTGAGATATTGTTCGACCCTGCAATGGTAAAACTTGTAGAGAAGGGACAATATGATGAATTGGCTACTTATGTAGAATTGAAGTATCCTGGCATATATACAGGTGGTATGAGTAATTTACAAGTAGAATGGATAGAAGAAGGTAAAAAATTCCGTGTAGTAGAATACGACGGTGATGAAAGTATACAGGTAGAAGAAGATATAGATTGGATGATAGCATAGTGTATAAAGTAAAGACAAAAGAACAAGAACAAGAATTTTTATCATTAGATTTGGCTATGGAATATGCCAAGCTAATCAATGAGTTCGTAACCATCAGTGGTGGCGAGTTTGAGATTGTAGGACGATTCGGTGTTGATAGTGTAGTAGATGGAAAGACTCCAGATGGAGTAGCATACACTTGGAACAAGGCGAATAGAATCGGCCGTGTAAAGAAGGAGAAATAATATGCCATCAGTATTTTTAGTATCAGACACGCACTTTGGCCATGCTGGGGTGTGTAGATTTACAGAGAGTGATGGAGTGACAAAGATTCGCCCATGGACTGATCCGGCAGAGATGGATGAAGAAATGGTCAAACGTTGGAATGATACTGTTCGACCGACTGATAAAGTATATCACTTAGGTGATGTGGTTATCAATCGTAAAGCATTACCAACGATGGCTCGCCTGAACGGTGATAAAGTATTGATCCGAGGTAACCACGATATCTTCCCTGATAGTGAATATCGTAAGTACTTCCGTGAATTACGTGCATATCATGTTATGAATGGAATGATCTTAAGTCATATCCCAATTCATACTGAATCGTTAGGTCGCTTTGGTGTTAACATTCACGGACACTTACACTCAGGCAGAGTAATGAGTGACGGTGTAGTTGATGCTCGTTATCATTGTGTATGTGTTGAGCAAACTGACTTTAAGCCTATACTATTTGAAGATGTTATCAAACGCATCGAAGCCGAAGGCGGTAGTGTTGGATTCAGTAATGGCAATGGGCCAACGATGTAATGTCGCTAAAAGAAAATAGGACCGCAAGGTCCTATTTTTATGGCTAAAATTTGTGTTTTTATAATATACGCATAAATAACATTATCATGTTCCAATTCATCACAGACCTTTCACACGCATTATTAAGTTTTATCAAAGACGATCCTGTTCGTCCTGAGATACCTACAGATTTTAGAGTAAGCGACGGCAGAGTTGTTGCTGCACTAACTGATGAAGAACAACAACCAGAGGCAATGGTTTGTGTTAGCTTCCATGACTTTGTTCCTGAAGGTATTGAAGATTTGAAGAAAACTGCTCAAGTGCCCACAACGGCAATATTCTATACTATCTGGAGTTACAAGTCAGGTAAAGGTGCTGAGTTGTTAATTCAAGCGGTAAAAGGAATACAGGAGAAATATCCCAGCGTTACAAGATTTGTCACATTGAGTCCTAAATCTAATCTAGCACGTAGGTTCCATCTAAAAAACGGGGCTATCGTTTTCCGTGAAAACATAGACACTACCAACTACGAATACCTGACTGAGATTCCGCCAACTAATAGTTGAAAACTATAGTTGCAACTACTATAGTTGCAAAAATTGACAGTATTCCGTAGCTTGACATTAAATGGAATAGGATGTATAATACATCTATGAACAGTCAGAAAGCACCCCGTAAACGCAGAACAGATCGTAATCATGTGATATACTACATTCAGGATGTAGCTACACAGGAAACTTATATCGGTCTTACTGCATTGTCATACAAAGGCAATGCGTTTTTGACATTGCGCCGTCGTATGCAAAAGCATATGCAACGGGCCTTGACTGAGAACAAGAATTGGGGCCTGAGTCGTGCATTGCGTACACACGGTGCCGAGCGTTTTGTATTCGGTGTGATTGAGATTGTGCGTGGCAAGCGTCCTGCACATGAGCGTGAGACAGAATTGATTAACACATTGCAACCAGCATTGAACACATTCGGAGTTAAGTAATGGACATGATGATTAAAGCGACAAGTTACGGCGAAGTTGGTATTGATACCGAAGCCAGTCCGGGCAACGGACAATACTATGCTAAGACATATGACGGAGAACTTGATTCTGTAGGGTTTGATACCGTTGAAGAGGCATGGGCTGAGTTGGAGTTTGTAGCATGTGGTATCGTTGATGCGGAGTTTGAAGAATGACTATCAATGACGCATACAAATATGCTATGCTTATTCGTAAGCAGGCAAAATTGTATCATAATATTCGTTTTGCCGAAGTAGAGGCAAAGATGAAGGCAGAAGGACATCCTGAGG